TTATCCATTTTATCTCCTAGTTATTATTGTGCATAAATTATTTCCATGGTTGTTCATTTGCCCAAGCGTCTCCAAGTTCTTCTAAATGCTTGACTTCTTTTTCAGACACATAAAGTCTCCAGATATATTCTGGTTTACCATATAATCCTTTTCTTTTCTTTGTAGTCTTTTCAAGATGTCCATCTTTAGTTAAATTAGTTATAGACCTACGAACAGAAGTAATTAGAGTACCAACAGGTAATTTTAACATTATTTGTGATGGTGATGCTTCTTTACTTGTTTTATATATTTCAAGTATCTGTTCTTGTTGTGATTTTGCTTTCTTATGTGATTCTTTCAAATCTTTACCAGTTTCATTTGTTGTGTTATAATACATTATTTCTCCTTTATTATTATTTAAATTTAAGTGAGGGTTGAATCCCTTAAAAACAACCCCCACTATTTATGCTAGGCGTGAGAATAAACCAGTCCTAGCAATATTTGCCCTGTTTGGCTTCATGGTACAGGGCCAACCATGTTCGAGTAACAATATGTAGGGCGATATCTTCATTACGGCTACAACCTACTTGCTCTCTATAGCCTATCATTTAATCTTAACTGTATACGCTGATGTAAACCTTTCAAGTACTAGATAGTCTATGTAAGGCTTTCACAGTCGCAGGAGATATGTATAGACTAATTTATTAACATTTAATTCTTAATGCATCTTGTGTTAAATAACCAATGTTAAAATAATTGAATGTCATTTTTTTTAAAATTTCTTCAATTTCTTTATTTTTTTTTATACATGATTTACAAGATTTATTTTTTTCCATTATTTTTCTCCTTCTTTTTTAAAAAATGGTAGTTTTCGTTTTGGAAAGTGTATCCCTACCAAAAACACTTGCTAATAAAGGGCTGCCAATCAAGGTAAGGTTACCCACATGACGTTAAGGTTGTGGAAAAGGGTGACGACAGCCCTAATAGTTAGTAATGCATTCTGTAAGCTGTAAGAGGCCCAGTATCTTCATCTTCCCAATTTATAATAGTAAATGTAACGTCACAATGATTCATAACATATATTAAATCATTATAATCAATTACTTTCCAATATGCATATTGTAATGTTCTACCATCAGAGCTATTTTTAAATCGCATCTCTTTCTTATCATACCCTTTCATACCAAGCAATAGTTTAATCTTATGCTCAATAGGATGATTAGCATTATCAAATACCATATCTCCTCCTTGTTAAAAATATTTTAGTGTTTGCATCCAATACTTTACACCTTCTTCAGTATAATAATATCGAATGTTTTCCCATTCATAATGTATTTGACAATATACAGTCATGCTATCTTTCTCTGGCAGTCTATCATATTTGTGTTTGTCATTAAATCTATCAGTAACTATATATGTCTCATTATTATTTTTACAAGATGTGAAGCACATCATTATAAATAATATATACTTTATTTTATACAACTTTGGATTGTGTAATCCCATGCTTACTCCTTTTGTGCATTATTTTTATCTTACCACTAGTTATAAATATAACTGTGTTTTTATTATGCATATCTACACCAATTATCTTATCAGGTATCATTGTTTCAAAGTCCTTTATTGTGAACATATTGTTCCTCCTTTTGTTATGTGGTTTATTGTGAATAATTTATGCAAGAGCTGTGCTATCCCCTAGCAGTCATTTATCAGAACTATGACTTTATAGAATACGCTGTACAAAACGCCACCTCTATTGTTAATAGTCACTTTCGCTCTGTTGTGATATAGGGAGATTCAGCTACCAAATCAAGTTCCTAGTTACTTACACATTGTAGGCTTTAGGTTATGACCTACCAACTCTTGCAATTTTAGGAGAGAGGCACCAGACGGAACCTTGCCCGATACTAGGCGCCTAGCAAGAATGAATCAGTTCTCAAGTACCACTCTCCCCGATATAGTAAAAATAAAAATTTCCAGCTATCCAGCTTAGCCATTCGGTCAAAGCAAAATCGTACAGACAAAATTTTATCTTTACTTTATTAGTAAGCGATGAAACATCATCACAAACTAATTTAGTAAGTGACCAATACATCATCACAAACTAATTATAATTTTTATAGCCTTATCAATGGTTTCTGCCATTATTTCTTTGTTTTCGACATTACCACGAACATGGTCAAATCTAGTTGTAGTTTTCTTATCCAACAACAATTCTTTTATTCTTTTTAAATTCTTTACAATTTCTTCATCGTACATAATTTTATCATGAGCATCTAAATATTTAATAAATCTATTAGACATAAAGCATTTGCTCCATATCTTATCCCATGATTCATTGTTCCTTATATATATCTCTAATGATGGGTGAGAAAGACATATATCTATTGTTATGTTTCTATTAAACATGTTCCAACTAATATGATACACATTTAATAGTTTTGCTATATTGTATTTATAGAATGTCATAATAATTTCCTTCTTTTGAATTTAGTAGCGGAGGCAGGAATCGAACCTGCGACCTCAAGGTTATGAGCCTTGCGAGATACCACTTCTCCACTCCGCAATTTTAAATATCCCAAGACATCCTTTACCTATTCAAGCGTCATTTCTTTCAGTTCATAGACGAGGTAAAGTCTCAAGCGTTCCT